GGCTGGGGCCCCGAGTGACGTCGAAAGATGCCAACCCGGGTTTGCCCTTCAGCTTCTTGGAAAAGGAGGTGCAAGATGTTCTGGAAAACTACGGAGACTTGTACGGACAATTAGTAAAGGAGCGCCTTAGGGCGCGATTGAACATGACGTTTCAAGAGACCGCGGTTGAGCTCGTGAAAACCTTCTGCCGTGATCTAGTTAGTTTGTTCATCAAGAACGAGCCTACGAAGATCGAAAAGGTGCAGAGTGATCTGCAACGCATCATCTCCAACCCCTCTTTCATTGATCGAGGAGTTGATGAGGTGGTCTGGTCTCAACATATTGACTGGACTTTGATGGTTTGGGAGAAAATCCCGAGCAAGCCCGGCATGGGGCTCGATGATGCCAACCTAGAGAAACTGAGGGAGAACGCTCCCCAGGCCCTCTCCGAGGAGGAGGAGGTTCACTCGTCTGACGCGAAAGCGTGGGACTGGAGTGTTTTCCTTTGGTTGGCTATTTTGGCCCTGGCTGTGTGCTATCGAATGTGTGCTCCTGGTAGGCAGTGGAAGAAACTTGCTCTTGCTAGTATTTGGTGCGGCTTTAACCATTTGATGGTTGATGGCCAAGGCATCATTCACCAGCTTCCAGATGGCTCTGTCATGGAGACGGGTTGGCTTTTAACGGCCTTCCTGAATTCATTGATGCGAGTGTGTCTCTATTGCCTCTGCTACCTCCGGGCGTTCGGAAGTACACCTCGTGACCCGCCAATGGCTATGGGTGACGATTGCGTGGAAAAGACGCCTAAAGGTGGCTGGGAGGCCCTCAAAGTGCAGTACTCAGGCTGCGGGTTTAACATCGAGAAAGCTGTCTTACCAGATGGTTGCCTTTATGAATTCTGTTCAACAGAGTTTTACCCCAATGTGGCCATTCCGCAACATGCGGATAAGATGCTCTTTGCTCTCTTGTCAAAGAAACCGGACGCTCTCTTGTTGGAATCATTCAAGTACGACTTGAGGGCCAGCCCAGTACTTCAATCCCATTTGCGGGTTGTTAAGGAAGTTGGCTGGTGCCCTGAGTGACAGCCGTCGTCCG